CTTTGACATCATTCAAAAAGATAGGGCTAACATCATAACTATCCTAAGTGATACACAGCAGATACTCAATGACCTCTATGTGTATTACATGGATAGTCAAGACTATGCCTTTGATGTGGTAGGGCTACCATCATTCCAGGCATTGAACAATGATCTACTTGACTACGCTGCAGGCTATGTCATGAACATCACACTAACAGTGAATGATTGGACTGATTGTGCTGTACCACTCTAAACATTTTGGAGGCTTAAAGTAATATAGGTATGAGCACAACTAATTGGTGGGGGGATTGGAGACCTAACCTGCCCGCACATACCGGTGACCTACAGCCTACTGACTTAATAGAGTGCACCTCTATTGTTGGTGGGGTACCTGTCAACACAGCTATTACCGGGGCACAGATTATTGCAGCATCAGGTGGTGGGGGTAGTGCATCCTGGGGAGGTATCACAGGAACGCTATCAGCTCAGACTGATTTGCAAACTGCATTGAATGCTAAGCAGGATACTCTAGTATCAGGCACTAACATAAAGACAGTGAATGGCAACTCATTGCTAGGTAGTGGTAATGTTAGCATTAATGGAATAACAAGTATAGGTAGTTCAGTAGGAGCTACTGTATCCGGAACTACAACAGGTACTATTTCGGGTTCTGTATTAATACCTGCAGGTACAATATCGGAAGGTCAAAATTTAATGATTAGAGCAAAAATCAGAAAGATATCAGGAACGGGTACATGTATAGCTCGTTTAGGTATTAATACAAGCAATACCATAACAGGTTCACTACAAATAGGGCAGTCACCTACTTTGTCAAACAACACTTTTACACACATCATGCGTGACCCCCATTATAGCACATCAGTTTTATATACCATCCCTGTAAGTGCAGCTAATTTTCACGACTATACATCGCAAACTACAGCGGCAATAACCTTTAATCCTGCAGTGGATAATTATTTATTTGTAGCATTATATAACTCAACAACGCTAGATGTAACTAAGACGTTAAAATTAAGTGTTCTAAAGTATGATTAAATTTACTTACAACGGAATAGAATATACAATCACAGGACCCATTGAGGTGCTAACTGATACTCAGATTAATGTTGAAACTGACAAGGGTATCATTCTAGTAGATGATACAATGGATATATATAAAGAATTAATCAATGGCTAGATACGCAAACACAGGAGAGTTCAATGTGCTATATCCTACCCGTAGGAAGATGGCTACAATACTCAAACGTATAGTAGATAATGAGTTGGCAGATGGTGAGGGTACACTTGTAAACTCTATTAGAATTAATGCCAAGATAACAGGCTTCCAAAAATTAGAGATACAGATAGTAGCAGCTTATTACTTTATATTCTTAAACAATGGAGCTTATCTATGGAATGATGGAGTGATTACCCCTCGTGATTTCGTAGCACAGTTTACGGATGAGCTAAATAGTAGAGGTATCACTGCAGAGATTTATCGGCAGTACACTGAATGGCTTACAAAAAAGTATCCATTGGTGCAAGCTGTTGAGGTTCTTGAAAAACAGCAGAAGATTGTGTACACATTTGAGGCACTATATGCTCCTCCAGGATTTACACCTGGGTACCCGTTAGATGTCTAATTCTTTTTTCATTGACAGGATATTGAACACATAGATGAGAGGTAGGGCTCCTACCTTTTCACTCTTTGTTATATCCCCATTTGTCAACCCATAGATGGTTTGTTCCCATGACCACTTAGCGAGCTTCTGCTCCTGCTCTATTTCTTTGACCTCTTCAGGATCTAACTCCCTACGTTCATCCTCACTCAGCTCTTCATCTAACTCACCACTAAACAGGTTCTCATAGTTTTTTAGGAATGTATCCCTGTACTTCATGAACTCATGCACAATGCCATACACATCAGTGATGGGTAGGTCAAGGAACCGCTCAGCTCTGATGTTGCAGTCAAACTCATACGGCTCAAGTACTTCATCACCCCATTCATTTACCTTGCTGTGCCGGTAGCAGATAGCACATACCTTGTCTAGATTAGTGATATAGTTGTTATTAAAATAATAGTCCAGGTCTATGTACTCAAAGAGGGTGAGCTTGTTCAGTGGTTTGAACTTCATGCCTAGCAGTTCATGCTTATATCTTTTGGATGGCTCGGAGGTACACCACTTAGCCTCTGCTACAAGCTCTGCCATCTCATCTACATCGAGGTCCTCAATGGTATCAATAGACTCATCTGATAAGATAGAGAGAGCCTCACTATTGTAGTGGTAGGCTCCCTGCTCTTTATCTATTGCACTAAATTCAATGAACTGCTCAAGCGTTACTTGGCTCCATTTCTGCGGTAGCTTGATCATTGGCTTGCTGTCCTATTTTTTGTGCTATAAACATGATGTAAGGAATAGAGATAGATGCGTTTAGCTTTCTAAATAGTTTAGCTTTCTGCTTAATGTGTGCATCTGTGTAGTGTTCAGTGGATGTAAGGTCCTCCCGTTTAAACATCACCGCCAACATTTCAGATACATATCCTTTCTCTTTTTTCATGGTTATCTTTTCAATCAGCTTTGTATCCCGTACAGTTAACTTTAATTGTGCTTTGTACACATACCCATCAATCTCAAGCTCTTCAACTGTTGGATATTCTTTGCGTTCTGCAGAGTTAAATTCTTTGACCATCCCCACAAAATCAGCCACATCATAGTCCCAAAATTCACTTTCAGGAATGCCTAGGTATGCAAACACTTGGAGGTGCTTATCAATAGGGTCAAGTTCCTGATTGTTATTGATATCAGTGATGGCTTCGAACTGCTCAATGGTCAGCTCTTCTAGTTGGTTGGGAATTTCCCTGTTTAAGATAGTTATCATGTTTTAATTTTTGAACAAATATAGAGTTTTTTTAATATAGGTAGATGGCTAAAAACAATATCCCTACCTACAAAATAACCATTGACCCTGAGTATGCAGAAGATGGTCAGGACCTTGGCATTGAGCAGATAGCTTTTACAGCTACTCCTGCAATCAAAGTTAAAGGGATGGCATTCAGTTCTCAAGCTAAGCCTTTGTTCTTTTCGGATGAGTTGAAGTATCGTATCACTGCACCTGCTTTGATACCTATGGAGATATATCGCTTTGATGAAGATAGCAAAGAGGAGTACAATGTCAAGTTTACTAAGGAAGAGATTGAGAAGATACATGGTAAATTCATGCAGCAGATGGTTAACCGAGATTTGTTTAATCTTGAGCATGACCAATCTAAGACAGTTCCTGCCTATGTCCTTGAGGCATGGATAGTTGACAACCCAAAAGAGGATAAGGCTTATTCTACATTTGGCATTGAAGTACCGGAGGGTACATTGATGGTAACGGCCCAGGTAACTGACAAGGAATACTATGCTGAACTAGTAGCACAGGAGCAGATAGGCTTCTCTATTGAGGGGTACCTTGGCATGAAGTTAAAAGAGGAAACTAAAACAAATATACAAATGAATAAATTACCTGATGGAGAGCATCTAATCGAGGGTAAAATCTATGTCGTAGTTGACGGAGAGGTTACTGAGATACGTGATGCTGAAGTAGTGGAGGCCTCTGAAGAGGTAGCCCTAGAAGACACTGTAGTAGAAGAGGAAACAGTAGAAGAGGAGACAATGGCCGTTGACCCTGTAGTTGATGCAGAGGCTATCCTTGCTATTGTTAAGCCTTTGCTAGATGACCACATGAATGAAGTGACTTCAATGATTGCTGATATGCGGAACCAACTAGATGAAATTCTATCTACTGAGGTAGAGGATGAGGAGATTGTAGAGGATGTAGCCTTGAGCGTACATCAAAGACTAAGTAACTTTGTAAAATTTAACAACAACAAATAACAAACAAAATGCGTAAATTAAGATTTGATTTGAACATTGATGCTAGTGCATTACTAGCACCAAACGCTGAGGCATTCTATGCTCAAGCATATTTAGGTGGTACTGAGATAGCTGATAACTTCCGTACATTACCAGGTATCAAGTACAAGACTAAAATAGGTACTGTTACTTTTGGTTCAGGCTTATTAGCTACTAGCCCATGTAACTTTCCTAACCTTAACACTGATGATTTAAGCTCACATGAAGTTGACGTATGTGCCCTATCAGCGATGAGCCAGGTATGTCAGTTTGATTTGGAGCAATCATTTGTATCTTTACAGATGGCAGCAGGTTCTAACGG